TTGGATCGGATCTACCCCATGGCCGCCGAGAAGGAAGAGGTCGAGCTGCCATCCAATGTCGGGGATCTGGCCAAGGGCATCCTGGAGAACAAGGCCGCGATCAGGGCAGCCGAGGCCAGCATTGATGCCGCCGAGTTGCTGATCAAGCAGCACCTGGGGCAGGCCGAGCGTGGCCGGGCCGGGCAGTACCTGATCAACTGGCCCATGCGCAACTACAAAGCTGCAGCAGAACGGCTGGTGCCGGCCAAGCCAGCATACTCGGTGCGCCAGGGCACACTGTCGATCAAAGAGCTGCAGCCATGAACGGCAAGATCCCAGACATGGACAGATTGACAGCAGCCCATTGCCGTGCCGTGGATGCGCTGCGGCATCACATCCCAAAGTGCAGCGAGCAGGATGCTGATGAGATCGTCACCACCATCGTCGCCCTCGTTTTTGAAACCCTAAAGCAATACTTAATTGGAGAAAAAAATGCAGCTAACAACCACTAACCGGGGCTTTGCCCCAGCCACCCTCACTGAGGCAATTCAGTTCTCTGACATGCTGGCCAGCTCCAGCATGGTGCCCAAGGCCTACCAGGGCAAGCCCCAGGACATCCTGGTCTGCGTTCAATGGGGCTATGAGATGGGGCTGGCACCCATGCAAGCGCTGCAGAACATCGCCGTCATCAACGGCAAGCCCAGCGTGTACGGTGACGCGGCCATGGCCCTGGTGCAGGCCAGCAGCGTCTGCGAGGATGTCGAGGAATACTTTGAAGGCGAGGGCACGCCCAACCCGGTGGCCGTCTGCGTGGCCAAGCGCAAGGGGCGCAAGCCAGTGACCGCCAAGTTCAGCGTCGAGGATGCCAAGCGTGCCGGCCTATGGGGCAAGCAGGGGCCGTGGCAGGCATACCCCAAGCGGATGATGCAGATGCGAGCTCGCGGGTTTGCACTGCGCGATGCATTCCCGGATGTGCTCAAGGGGTTGATCACCGCCGAGGAAGCGCAAGATTATCCTGCCGAGATAAACCATGGTAATTCGGCAAAGATCACTACAAAACCAGCCAACCCGCTGGACATGGTGGCCATACCTGATTCGACCACCGACCGGGCGGTCATCGAGGCCGCGATGGCCGACACCGTAGATCCTGACCCAGTGCTTGTGGCACTCGATGAGGCCAGCACCATTGCTGACAAGATGGTCGAGCGCTTTGAGGTGGTGGATATCCCTGAAGTGACAGAGCCTGCCCAGGTGATTGGCTATCCGCTGCTGGTGCCGGGCAAGACAGACCCGTTCTCAGTCCACCAGAGCCTGGAGGAATGGCAGGATGCCTATGAGGATCTGGCCGACAAGACCGCCAAGGCAGGCAAGCGGCCGGCACGCGAGCGCATGACGCTGATCAAGGAACTGCGCGAGGTCAATGAGCCCACGCTGCAGCGCGTCGATATGGTTAAGCGGATCAGGCACACCGCCGCCTACAGCAAGCGGATCAATGCGCTGGGAGCGGCGGCGCAGTAGATAGGAACAGGGCACGCTCGCCCTTCCTACGTCTGACAAGGCCGGGGAGCTCTTTGCCCCCGGCCTTTGTCCACATGAGGAAAGCATCAGCCGCGGCGTCCCACTCCTCGCGCTGGATCTTCATGCGGATGGTTGAGCGCTGGAAGTTGCCCAGGCCTACATTGAAGCTGAAGCTGACACAAGCATCGAACCGACTTTGATGGCCAGCAAGATTAGGAGCGAGTCGTAGTACACCTCGCTCAAAGTTCTCAAGGTCTTTAGCAAGTATTGCATTGACTTCATCCATGCTTAGGGTGCGATCCCAGCCAGGCGGTAAGGGCAGGTTCTTGCGCTCCTCCATCGGCACCCGGATGTGGGTCTGGTCAATGACATGGCCCACACCAACCGTCCAGATCAGCGCCGGGCAGCGGTATGGTTTGACCCGCACGCCCTCGTCGTGCTTGATCATGGCAATGGCCCGGTCGGATGTTTTCATTTGCCGAATGCGCGGCCGCCGAAGTGGAAGGCGATTATGCTGGCAAACAGCGTGGCGGTCTCTGCATCCCAGAGCATGTCTGACAGGGTTGCAAAGTCTACCCCCCGCTCCCATCCATACCAGAACAGGCCAGCATCAATGAACACCAGCAGGAAGAAGAATCCGTAGGTGATCACAGGCCGCACGCTGGCACGCAGGTTCTTCATCCAAGTGCTGGTGCCCTCGTTGAGGCTCATGTCGTGCGCGTAGATCGCCTGCATCTCAGCCTGCTGCGCCTGGATTAGAGTCTGCTGCTGCTGCATCTCAGCGTTGGCCTGTATCTGATCTAGCCTGATCTCCTCGACCCTGGCCTGGGCGGCATAGCCGCGCTCCAGCATCTGCAGCTCACGCTCGGTCTGCATCTTGGCCAGCTCCAGCTCATGCTTCTTGTCGGACTTGTCCTGAAAGAAGTCCAAGATTTTGGGCAGGCCACCCATCAGGAACGAAACAACCGTCGAGAGAAGGGTCAGCATAGTCAGACTCCAAAGTAAGCAAAGGCCATTAGGGCAGCACCAACAGATCCAACTGCCACGCTGGCCCAAAACAACGGCATGGTCACGGCCAGGATGGCCGCGGTCGAGAGCACAATACCGATCTGCAAAGCTGACCCGGCAAAAGTGAAGTAGGGGCTGCGCTGCTTGGCATGGTCGCGCTCCTCTTCAAGGGCATGCGCATGCGCCATGATGTCTTCCATGTCCATCTTCATCCTGGCGGCAGCGTCTGCGCGGCCAGCTACGTCATAGACCACAGAGCGCACGTTCTTGGCCTGATACCAAGCCCACAGGTTGTTTGATTGAATGGTGTTGGTCAACACTTTGGAGCTGTTGCTGTTGCCAAGCATAGTATTGACGGCCAACAGCGCAGCAAAAATAGTCACCGTAATGGCGGCGCGTTTCTTGATGATGACTTCAAGTTCTGATCGAGTCATATTGCCTGCATCACGGCCCAGATGGTCACTGCGATAGCAAAGCCGCCAACGGCCAGGCCGATGAGGATAGCGATCATCTCTTCAATCTCAGCTTGCTTGCGCTGCTTGGCTTCCTTCTTGCGCCGCGCCTCGTGGGCAGCATCAATGTCCATTTGCTTTGCTCTGGCCGTGATTCTGGCCCAGACGTCCATCTTGTTGCTCTGGAAAAAGAGCATCTTGATCTGCTCTTCGAACTCCCTTGCCGACTCCAGCGCCATCTCTAGCTCAAGCGCTTTGCCCAGTGATGATCCCTTGAAGCCGCCAGCCTTGGCCTGCTTGACCACCTCGATGGCCTGCTCCTTGGCGTCGAAATACTTACCCAACACCGGCCCGAGCGAGGCCACATCGTCAACGGTCTTCGAGACTTTCTTGACAAGCTGAACTGCCGAGGAGATGGCAGCAAGAGCGGTTACTGGATCGATCATTTCTTTTCGCGCCACTCAAGACAAAACACTTTCCTGTCGTAAACGTCACCTGTCCAGGCCCACCTCACGCATTCGTACTTCTTTTCTGGCGGCTGCTGCGTCTGCTGCAAGAGACTCGGTGCAATCTCTATAGGCTCGGCAGCGGCCTGCTCAATCATTTTGCAATCCAGATCGCCGCAAAGATAGTCCCGGCCATGCTCACCAGCATGATGCCTGCGGTCTTCATCATGATGCCCTCGATGCGCTTGAGCCTGGCATTGATCTGCTCATACCTGATCGCGCAGACTTCTTCATGCGTAGATAGGCGTGCATCAGTCGCGTCAACAGTAGCCATCACCAAGGTACTCCTGCTGCGCTCACAGGGTTCTTCTGCGCGGCGATGTTCTGTGCCAGTGCGGCCTCGGTGGCAGCTTTGTCCACGCCGCTTTGCCAGCACCACCCAAGCACCTGATCTTGAGTCAGGGATGCGTAGGGCGTTGTCGGCTGGCCCTCTGACCATGAGCAGGTAGCGTAGATGCTGGCGCTGTAGTCGCCGTCCACAGCAGTGGCTTGCCAATGAGCGGTGGTCACGAAACCGTCAGAGGTGCGGCGGTCAAGCTGAGAGATTGTCCAAGTGATGGTGGTCATGATTTACGCTCCTTTAAGGGTGGGTTGCTTTGTATGCATCGAACTCGGCTTTGAGTTCTTGGATTGCCGCCGTGAGGGTTGCCACCAAGAACGATGTGTCGATGCCTTGGGGCTTGATGCTGCCGTCTTCGTTCACAGCATCTTTCTCACCCGTAACCGCATCAGGGCAAACCTCTTGCAGTTCATGGGCTATAAAGCCCTGACCATCTGAGCCGTCTGACTTCCACTTGTAGGTGCAGGGTTTTAGAGCGGCAACTTTAGCCAACGCCCCCGTCATCGGCTGGATGTTTTCTTTTAGGCGGTAATCGGAGGATGTGTTGTACGCGACTGCTGTGGTGCCGCTTTGGGTGATTGAGCCGATTTGTCCGCCGTTGTACCCAAAACCAATGAAACCGTCTCCATTCCCATTCAACGTGGAGTGATTGATGTAGACTTTGCCGTCCCCAACACCTTGGAAGGTGAACGAACGAGAGTTTGTAAAGCCAGTTGTCGTAGTCCCCACCAGCAAATTCCCACTGCTGTCGATACGGGCGCGTTCTGAGCCAGCCGTTGAAAATTGCAGCGTATCTTGACCAGCCAACAACAAAGATTGAAGATTTCCAGAACCGACGCGAGTTGAGTTAATTCTTGCTGTTGAGCTATCAGTAAAGTCAAAACGCAACGCTTGGTTGGAATCAGATGGGTTGCCAATCTGAAGTCTTACCCCCGGCGAACTCGTCCCAATGCCCAACCCGGTAGAGGTCAGGCGCATATATTCCGTCGAGTAATTGTGGTTGCCCCAAATGTGCGTTGTCGAGAACAACCGCAAATCACCGGCAGACTCTTGGTTTTGAACAATGAAATTGTTGCTGCCAGCAGGCTGATAAAGCCAAGTTCCGTCAGAATTGGTCGTGCCCGTAGTGCTGTTGGTGAACTTCAGGATGCCGTTGTTTGCTCCGCTGTATATCTCAAGCACCGGGCTAGAGCCAACGGCAACAGGTGCGCCTCCAAGACCCAAATTCGTCCCATCAAACGTCAGCGCACTCCCCGTGGTCAGCACCTTGCTGCCATTGAGGTAGGCCACTCCGTTGGCGGTGCCGGCTGAAAAAATTGGGTTGCCGCTAAATGTTGGGGCGTCAGCAAATACCAGTGCGCCAGTGCCAGTTTCATCTGTCATTGCTGCGCGTAAATTTGCAGACGATGGAGTGCCAAGCCACGTTGCAACATTAGCTGCGGCATTTGCAGTAACAGTTAAGCCAGCAATTGGGTTTCCATTTGCATCAAAATTTAGCGTCTTGTTTGCTCGGTCAGACGCTCTAGGCAACGTCATGTTGATGCTTGTCGGATCTGTCTGTGGTGCTTGTAAAGCACGCTGCAATCCTTCAGCATTTTGCTGCGCAAAGATGGTCTGCTGGTCGAGCTCGTCGTTGAGCACGTTGGCAAAGAAGTCACCGCCCGTGGTGAAGTCAGTGGTGCGCGAGATGGTGCGGTTGCCGACAATGGCGTACTGGGTTGGGCTGGCCGGTGCCAGCGCCAGCCCAGCAGCCGTGATAGTCACCGAGCCAGTGCCATTGGCGTTTATGACCACGGTGTAGTGGGTAGTCAACGTCAGCAGGACATCGTCCTTGTAGACCGCAATGTCGGTGTTCGCCAGGATCTCAAAAGTGAAGGCATAAGGCCCAGCGCCACCAGCGCCACTTGGCGCGTAGACTTGCCTGCGGGTCACATTACTTATTGGCACTGCCATGATGCATTCCTTCCGATTGACAATTGTACGGTTTTAATCTGGTTTGTAATAGAGCCCGTTGGCCTTGCGCAGCTCTTTGAGCTCGTCGATCCTGGCCTGCAAACTGGGCTCCTCCATCTTGAGCTGTTGCTTGGCGGCGTCCATGAATTTGCTATGCACCCGCTGCACGGTTTTCTGCTGGTCGTCCAACGACAGCAGATCAAAGCCCGGCGTCTGCATGATGTCCAAAATCCCCTGCTTGGCCGGCAGCTCCTTGCCGTAGATGGTCAACAGGCGGTTGTACTGGAAGGCATCCATCTCGACGCCGTCGATCTTGCGTTCAGGCATACCAATGGGCGAGCCCATGCGCACCAACTTATCGTCCACCTCGCTGAACTGCTGGGGTGTCACGCGGGTTGGCAGCACAAGCTCATAGGCCGCGCCCGTGCCTGACTTGGTCGGCTCGCCCCACAGATTGAGCGCCTCGGGCAAGTCAGCGCTAAAGTAGGGCAGGCGCGACTTGTACCGATTAAATGCCTCGACAAACCCGCGCACGCCCATGGGCAGCTCCGGACTGGCGCGGGTGTCCCGGTTGGTTGGGTCGGACAGGCGCTCGATGCCGGCCAGCAGCGAGCCGTAAGCACCCGCTGGCGAGCCGCCAATTACGAAGCCGCCGAACTGCTTTACCAGCCCGTCCACAATCTTCTTGCCGTCCACCTCACCTTGTTGGGTAGTGCCTAGCAGCTTGGCCACCTCGGCCACGCCCTGGAGGTAGGGCTGCTCCTTGAGGTACTCATACAGGCCATAGGTTCCGCCCAGGAAGACCTCCTCAATCTTGCTGGCGTCCTGCTCATGCTTGGCGTATTCCGCATAGTCAGCGGCCACAGCCAACAGCGCAGAGATCGGCTCCATGCCGCTGTAGCTGTAGTACTTGTCGCCGATCTTGAGCGAGTACGGTTGCCAGCCATCGCGGGTCAGTGCATCGCGGTCGGCTTTGCGAGCTGGGCCGCGCCCAGTAATGCTGCCTTCGCCGGCCAGAGCCGCAAAGGTGGCCAGCACCGCCGAGCCCAGCGTGACCTTGGCCAGGGCCATGTCGCGGTACACGCCGCCCTTGGCGACCTCCTCTCGCCACTGCGAGGACAGCGGGGCGAACGGGGTGCGCTCAATGACCTGTAGGCCAATGTTGGCCGGGGTCTTAAAGAACGGCACCACGATCTTGAGGGCAGGGTGGTTAAAGGTCTGCTGCAGGCTTTTGAGCGCTGGGGGCAGATCGGCGGTGAAGGTGCCCTTCTGGGCAAACAGGGATGCTGCCTCGTCCAGGTCTCGGGGCGGGTTCTGGAACAGGCTGATCGCCTCGGCCTCGGCCTTGGCCAGAGCATCTGCTTCTGGCATTCCAGAGTCCAGCGCCTCGCGGTAGACCGATTTGCTGCGCCGAGTGACCTGGGTGTTGAGCTCCATGCGGTAAAGCACGCCCTTGAAAAACTCGTCCTCAGACATGAGCATTCTGCCGGGCAGGGTGATGGCGGTGCCGTAGTAGTCAACGGCTTTGGCCAGCCACTTGTCCTGCTCTATGCCGAATGCCGCCGAGCTAATAGATGGCACGGTGGTGCCGCGCTGCGCCTCGATCTTGCTCATCAGGTCGCTTGGCTGGTTCTTCTTGAACGCAGTGGTGGCCAGATCAAAACCTTCAACCAACCCGTTGCGCAGTGACTGAATCATAGTCAGCGCTTCGTCGTAGCCGATCTTCTCGGCCTCGCTTCCTGGCACCAATGCCTTGAATGAGCGCACGCCGGGTGGCAGCACATTGCTGTAGAAGGCGGCCATCAAGCGCTCAGGGATCTGATACAGACCAAAGGTGCTGTTGGAGACAATGTTCTTGGCGTGCGACACGGGGCTGGATAGAAGCCCGTTAATGTAGGTGGTAAACCAGACATCCTTGATGCCAGACATCATGGACTTTTCGACCAGCGCATTGCGAGCTGCCCGAGACTCTATCGTCAGGTAGGACTTGGCAAGATCAGACAGGGCAGCATCGCCGCCGTACTCGTCGATGACCTGGCGCACGATGGCGGCGTTGCCATCGCGGGGGATTCGGAAGACAGCCAGCGATCTGGCGGTCTCGGTCTGAATGCCCTTCACGCCGCGCTGGATCAGGCCATGGAAGGCGATCTGCTGGCGCAGCACCAGCTTGTCCACATCGGTGGCCTGACCAGAGTTGACCAGCTTGAATAGGCGATCAAGCTCGTTGGCGCTGGACTCTAGCACCTCCAGCGCTTTGTAGGTCTCGACGGCGTTGGCCATCATCTTGCCATCGCTGCCGATCAGCCTGGACAGGAATGCCTCACTGATGCCAGACTCGGCGGCCTTGGCCTTGATCTCATCAAAGGTCACCGCCTTGGTGCGGATGTTCAGCGCGTCAGCCACGCCGCCCACAATGGCCGCTGCATCCTCGGTCTGGTAGCGCGACAGGTTGAACGGCTCATCGGGCGTGCCGCCGGGCTTACCAAGGTTGGGAGCTGCAGCCTGTCGGGCTTTGACGGCAGCGCCTACCGCCTGTGTCAGCGGCTGGTCAGCCTCGGGAATCAGCTTAAAGCGGCCAGCCTTGGCTGCATCTGGTAGCTCGCCGGGCAGAGCACGGGCTGCCTCTGGCACCAGATTGCGCTCGGCCTTTGGGGCTTGCCGGGTGATTATCTTGCGGATTGCTGCATCTGAAAGACCAGCAACTTGCACGCCTTCTTCCATGCTGGGCGTGCCGATCTCTGCATCTGGCTGGGGCTCGGCCATCATGTCCTGGGCCGCACCAGGCATGGGCTCCAGGGGGATCTGATCGGCCGGGGTGCCGGGCGCAGCAACCGGCAGGATCTGGCCTAGTCTCTGCTCAAGGGGCTGTTGAGAGATGGCCATCACTTAGCTCCTTGTCGCAAGGCCGTATCGCCCTGGTTTACGCCTGTCTGCTGTCTTCCTGTAGCAGCTCTTCCTCTGGTTCGCTCGGATCCATTGGAAGCGTTACTTGCGCCAGTTCTCGAAACAGATCCAGCGGGTTGGATTGGGGAGCCAATGGCTGCTGCAAAGTCGTCAATGAGTTCACGATTTACTCCTGGCCATGAATACCATGGCTTGCCAAAGTATGGATTAGGACTGCCGTTTTCCAGTGTGTCCTTGGAGAAGTATTTTACCCCTGGAAAATCATCAGGGATGATGATT